CTATTATCATAGTGCCACTTAATAGTTTTCACTATTTCATTAAAAGACTCCTTCCATTTCTCTAAGGTTTCTTGGCTAACTTGGAATGGATACACTAGATTATACTTGTCAATAACAATAAATGTTACTTGGAACTTCCAATCAAACTTATCCTCTTTGTCAGCAAGATATTTGTTATTTGCAAGAATAGTATAAATAACGGCTTGCATCCAATACTTATAATATTCTACAGTCTCTGGAAAATCTTGGATTGCTTTTGATGTTGTCTTGAGATCATTGATGAATATAGTCTTAGATTCAGAATCTACAACTACATGATCAAGAACTCCATGAAGACCAAAGCTTAATTTAGGGTTGTCATACGCTAAATGCAACTCACTTTCTACAACAAGATGATTATCTTCAGGTTTTCTATCTAATTGTAATAAAGCTCTAACATCTTTATTACTTCTTAGAATTTCAATCTGAACTCTGCAGCCACTCAGAGTCTCTTGATCTACAACTGTTTTACCAACACTGTTTTTCAAGAATTCAAAATAAGTCTTGTTTTCTTCTGTAAGAATCTTGTCAAGTCTTTGCTTATCTGTTTTAAGAGATTGGTAAAGATTAGCTGTGAGAAGTAATGTGAGAATATCATAGGAGTAGTCTTCCAAAGATAATGAATTATTACCTATTGACAAATGAATCTTAAATAAATCACTGATGATTTTTCTTTGGTTATCTGTAGGCATCTTACCTGGTAGCTCTAAGAATTGCTCATCAAATTTTTCTTCTTCAAATAGTAGACAATGCAGAACGCGCCCTGCAACAAGGTGCGCGTCTGTAGAGTCCTCTCTTTGATTAAGAACATAATGGTTGTAAAATACCACCGGGGAATATAATAACTTATTAATTCCACTATAACTGAAGTAAAACTTCTTCTTATAGAACTGCTCTAACTCTTCATTAGAACCAATCAATTTCTGTGTCTCCACTTTCTTCTTCTTTATTAGGTTCAACAATAACTTCTTCTTGAATAGTCTCAACAACATCTTGAGGTTCTTCTACCACTTCTTCAACTGTTTCAGTAACCGGTTCTTCAACTACATTTACATCTGATAATTCAAAAGATGGTTCTTCTTCTACACTTTCTATGTTTAAACTTTCAGTGTTTACAGCTTCAACAAGCTCTTCTTCTAAAACTTCTTCTACAACAACTTCTTCTTCATCTTGAGCTATAGGTTGATAATCATCTTTAACAGTATATGTATAGTTCTGATTTAGAATCTCATGCACATTATCTGCAACAGTAATAGTCTTAACTTTAAAGAATGTAGAATCACCATTTCTCATGATTTCTTCATGATAATGCTTCATTAAGATATCTAATTTATCAGCTGTAAGTACATTAAATGTTCTCAAAGATTTAACTACATCATCAATACCTGTTACAAATCTATAGCTATCTTTACCAATTGTGTTACATAAACTTTTAAAGTTTACATGGTTTCTTGTGTGACTGCCATACATCTGATAACTATGTTCTTTAAACAGCATTTCAATGAAAAGTAAACTTTCAATAATATTTGAGTTAGCCATGATCTCCATTGCTAAGACATGATTATCTATGTCATTACTTTCAAACATGTTTTTTAACTGACCAAACATCTCATAATCAATTGTCACATTCTTACAATTAACGGCATTTATCAGAGCATTAACATTATAAATTGTTAAAGTTTCTAACATTTCAACTTCTTCAAGAAACTCAGGATCAATCATATGATAAGTATTTGAGTCATCATAGTTTTCATGAATTTTAAGATTACGCCTATTTTTGACATCTCTTAAATTATTCATGGTTGTATAGTTGTAGTAAATTTCTAAATTTTCTTCAACTGTTTTGTGAGCTTCAATTATGTCTCTTAAATCTGCTACATCAGTTGGATCACACCCTAATTCACTTGTAAAATAAACCATCAACTGCTCAATATCAGATGCAGGCATCTTGTAAATCCAATGATTACCTCTTGCATCAAAATACTCATTCTGTGTTCTATCAGAACCAAAGATATAATCTGCAGTTTTCAAATCTCTAATAGTCTTAGTACCATTTTCTTCATTAAACTGTTTTACTTTTACTCTAGGGATGTTAACACCTGGTAAAATATACATTTTATCACCTTTCTTTGGTTGAAAATCTATATCTTGAATATTAAACAATGGTTTTGCACTATTGACAAAGTGTTTAAGTTTAGTAGTTAAGTTACCACTATTATCTATTTCTATATAAATATTTGCTTTCATTTTTTAAACATAAAAAGATAGGGATGTAATCCACCCCTATCATAGTTAATAATTAAGTTAGTTGTGTTTACAGGGAACTGGTTAGTCCTGTTTATTTTACTGACATCTTTACTACATTAGCATTCATCATTAATGGAGCAAATTTAACTTTGTTACCATTGATTAATTCCTTGATAATATAATATCTCAAGTCATCAGTAAAAGAATCACACTCAGTAGTAAGTTTAATTAATCTTTGAACCATTGGTTGAGACACAGTATTCTTCTCAGCAAAAGTTAAACCATAGTTGACAACCCTTGTTGCAATTACACTAGATAAATCAGCTCGGAAATCTTCACCATCTCCTACAGCAGCTTTAAGTGTATTTAACACATACTGCTCATCTTTCTCAAAGATATCTTTTGGACCAATGATTTTATCTAGTTTGTTATTGATAAACATAGTAAACATAGAAGCAAAATCATTACCAACAGAACCTTCACCAATCATTTGGATGATTGGTAAGTTCTTAGCAAAATCTTGGATAGAACTAATAGAGTTAAAGAAAGTAGTAATCATCCTTGGATTAATTCTTTGAGAAACTAATTCTGGATTCATCAATAAGAAGTTAATACATCTACTGTCAATACTAGCTTTCTCTGCCCACTTAGCCCAGATATTAACATCAAATTTTACTTCTGTAGAAATAAATCTAGTCTTTTGAGCAATATCTAATGAAGTTACATTATAATCACCATTATCTGGATTGGTAGTCAATAAAATATGCCAGTTCTTAGGTAATTTCCAAGAAGCATATGCTTGCTCATCAATCAAAGTCATGGTAGCTTGCATAAATCTATGGTCAGCTCTGGTATAGTCATCTAAGATTAAGAAACCACCTTCACCTCTACCTTGAATCCATTCAGGAGCTGCATGAGCCATTCTCTTATTAATTACTTTGTAACCTTTCTTCATTGCTGCATCAATCTGATGCTCATTAATCCAGGTAGTTTTACCTTCTGCATTTGCAATCTCAAATTCTTTAACGGGAAAACCTACTAAGTCACCCAATTCCTCAAACTCTGCTAAATTTAATCTGATAATATCCATGTTAAGCTCTGCAGCTAACTGTTTTACTGATGAAGTTTTACCCAAACCTGCATCACCTTCTATATTCACTGCTACAGGAACTTTACCGTTAGCTTGAATATGTTGGTTATTAGTAACCATATACTTTACGAAATCTTTTAACTCATCTAGGTTTAATTGAACTTGGCTCATAACTTTTTTTTAATAATTTATAACTCTAACTTAATAACTTTGCCTGGTAATCTATCATTCATGTCTGATCTTTCAGATAATACCCACAATATTTTGCCTTTTGGCTTTATACTTGTATAACACTCACCATCAGTAAAGTATATTAAACTTGTAAACTTTCTGATGTTTGCATCATAATACTCTAGGACGGGATCAAATTCAGTCCCACCTCTACCAACAATATTCAAATCATTCTTGCCTTTATAGGGCTCAATACTGTTGATTTTTGTATCACATTGGATAATAGTAATATCAACACCTGTTTTATAAATGTGATGAATCTCATTCATAAACTCTTTTAACTCTGAATCACTTACTGAACCTGAAGTATCAATAGCTAATAAGATGTGTTGACGCATTTTAATTTTTAGACCTGGAAAAGCCGGAAATCTTCTGTTTTCCTTTCTCTGAAGTTTCTTGGTATATACTTTTGTACTTGTACCAGTAAATCTTCTTACATAACCTCTCCAATCAAATTTTGGTTTTACAAATTCTTCTACTTTAATAAGAGCAGACATTTCTCCAGGAACATAACCTCTTTTCTTTTCAGTTTGTTCCTTAGCTTCAGTAAGAATTCTCTGAATCTGACGGTCCATAAGTTTCTGTTCTGTCTCACCTATGCCTTCAAATTCATCCCATGTACTATGATCATAACCAGGACCATTACCTTGCTCCATTTCATCAAGCAATTGATCCATAGCTGCTGAACCAGAACTACCGGTTTGTTCTTTCTTCTCCTGAGCCTCTTTCAGCTTCTTATAGTAGTATTTAGTACCTGCCTTTGTATCAAGATTCAACTCATGATAATCATCAATCATTATACCTCTTGGAGGCAACTTAGACATAATCTCTTTTAATTCTTCTGGTGTAGCTCCATTAGCTGTTGCTTGATCATACTCACTCATGACTTTTGCTTTAATTTTAGCAAATTCATCTGCTGTATGCTCACCACCAGGTAACCACGCACAATCAATGTACTGGTTAATCTCCATCATTTATGTTAGCTGCAAGTTTCCCTGCAGATCGGACTATACCTTCACCCCAGTAGGGTGGCTTATTGTAGTCTCTGAACCTCTTTCTTTAAAATAATTTTCAAATTTATTCTTTTTTCTATCTAACCAAATAGTAGCATCATTGTATAAATAATTATAAAAAGTTAATGCTTTATTTGTACCAAATGTAGAAGAATACCAAATATTACTAAGTTTTCTTTTATCTTTTTTTGGAAAATTAATTGGAGCATGTTTTGATAAAATACTTAACATTTCATATGTTCCACATATTCCAATACCGATTGATTTATAAACAGTATTTGTATTGTTGTAATTTTTAGGATTACAGATAAATACTGTACCATCTCCATCAAAATAACCTCTTATAAAATGATTTATATAATCATTATTGATATCAGGAAATTTAAGATTTAAAGATTTTCTTGGAATACAACCAAGTTTACATAAGTCATTAAACATGATTTTACTTGTTAAATATATACCATATACATTATTGTATTCTTTAACTACAAAATCACCCTTAATAGATTTAATAAACTTTTCAATCACTTCTTTATCTTTCACACATAAAGTAATTAACTTTTGACCATTAGGTGTATCATGTACACAACCATCTGCATATAAAAAACCAAGCCAATATGCTTTTTCTTCAGTGTCTATTGTATTAAAAAAGTTTTCATTCCATGATCTTTTTCTATAAACAGAATTAGATCTTTTAGTAATATTCAAGCTCTTGAGTTTTTTGTTAATATAACTTTCTGAGCAATTTAATTTATTTGCAATTTTTTGACAACTTAAACCTGTTGCATATAATTGCTGTATAATATCATCTGTGATTAATAATTTTTGTCTCATAAAAACAAATATACTAATTAATTTCTATTACACAAACATTTTAAAGAACTTTGGCTGCGGATTATCCATTTAGACATCTTTATCTTTTTTACCATACCTGAGTAATTACTTCAGCCATATAGTGTGTCACCACCTATACTTGGTAGATAAAGCTTTAGGAACTTCCCGTCAATTTAAAGCTTTCAACTATACATTACTGTATAGCGGGACTAGGAATTAATCCATTGCAATATTGGCCATTCTTCTATCAGCAAAACTGTGATAAGCTGTTAAGTGACCAAATGCAATGTGTAATAGCTCATGTTTTAACAAACCTAATCTATGTAGATCCGTCAATTCACACCAGAAAGTTTCATTAATTGCTAACTGGTAGTTAATTCCATTCTTACTAACTCCTGCTGTAGGAATGTCATTTCTCCAATGCTTGTTAAGCTGGATTAGAAAATAGCCATAATACGGCTCTTTAAGCATAAGGTCCTTACTGGCCTTGCTTAGTAAATCTACTTTATTCATCTTTTGCTTTTATTTGAATTTCATTTACAAAATCATACCCATATTGATTCAGACTCTTTTTCATTTCTAGAAAGTATAATTCAAAATATAACTCTACATAAGGAGACTTCAACTTTACTTCATTAGGTAAAACAGTATTCAAGAGTGTCAAACTCATTGTTCTGTTATCTAAAGAAGCTTGGAGAAAACTACCAAATCTTTTTGTGAGATTAGTATAGAAATTATTATGCATCCAGAATCTTTCAGACTTACCAGCAAATACGATAATGATAAAAACCCACTGAAGATTATCTTCAATGTCAAGGGATTCTAATATTGTTTTTGCCATTTCATGGTTACTTTCATCAGGTGACTTAATCATTGCAATCAGATTCTTACATTCTTCTTTTCCAAATAAGAATTTTTCCATCAGTTTATTTTTTACATTTTACCAAATAGAGAATTTTCTCTACATTTTTTAACATGCTTTTCAATAAAAGCTAAATACCTATAAATGCATTTAAGTGTTTTCATAGTCTATTTTACTTTATAAAATCTACCTAAGATATTTCCATTAAGAAATTCTTCTTTTTCTAACACTTCATGTACAAATTGGTGTTTTGTTTCCTGATAAGTAAGCTCCATACCTGAGTAACATATTCTAAGTATTTCTCTCTTAATATTTACTCCCATTTTATGTGCTTCTTTCAGTATTTTATTAGAGCTATAGTAATTAAGAAAGTCTGGTCTAATAACCATACTGTACTTTTTAAGTCTCTTATCAGTAGTTACGGCAAGAGCTTTCTTTCCTAACGGTCTTTTTATATTGGCAAAGAAATTTTTCTTGCCAATATAAGAAACAGACTTACCATCTATTATAGCTGTCATAATGTAAATAAAGCCAATAGCTCCTTCTGGAATATCAGATTCTTTAAATGCTTTTCCTTCATATGTCCAAAAATCTATTGGTTTACTCATAATAGTGCTTTTATTGATTTGAATACTATGTTTCTTGTTTCTTGAATACCTCTTGCTCTTACAGTATCAGATATATCTTTCTCATATGGTAGTATAAGATAGTCAAAACCATATCTTTTCTTGTAAGTTTTAGCTGCTTCAATACCAGGCTCATCATTGTCAAAAATCAATATGATTTTAGCATACTTATGAATATACTTCTTCATAAGATTTTCTGCAATAACTGTATTCTCACTATCTGGTGCAATTGTTTCTACATTACCAATACCAAGAGTTTTAAAAGACATGATATCTTTCAGAGATTTAGTTACTACTAAATACTTAGCTTGAAATGTAACCTGCTCAGAACCTTGAATGTAATCAGATACTTTGATGAATTTACTCACCTTGTTTTTAGGCTGATAGATTTTATACAATGTACCATCATTCTTGAAATAGCCATAGGTATAATTGTTTTCAAACCGGAGCTCTTTTACAGCACCTTCACTATCAGTCTTACTAAGTATAAAATACTTTAGTGGTTGAACATTATACTCATCTAATACTTTAGAACCTATCTTATAACTCATCCAGAAATCCTCATCAAGATTATTCCAGTGTCTGATCTCATAATCAGAAACTTCATATCTACTCTCAGGTTTATATTCTCTAGGAGTGATATCATTCTTGCTTATGTAATCAGAATAGTCATCCATTATTTTTCTAACAGAAACACCTCTAGATTCAAGATTAAAATATTGCATTACAAACTCAATAGCATCACCAGACTTACCGGATGAGAAATCTTTAAATGAATACTGACCCATTTTATTTGGATAAATACAAAATGATGGAGTTTTCTCATTAGAGAATACTGACTTGATTTTAAGATCTTGTCCTGTTAACTTTTCTGTTAAGTTAAGATAGAACTCAAACACCCATTCTCTAGGAACTTGGTTTAAGTCATGTATAACTGCTTTTGTTGAAATCATACCAAAAATTTTAAGAATAAAAAAGGGAGCACTGAGACTCCCTTTCTCAAAAGTTGTTACTTTTAATCTAAGCTGAAGTCTGCAGCATTCTTGCTTGGGATAGATAAATCATCATCAGCACCAAATTCTTTCTTCTCAGTTACTTCAAGTTTTTTAAGGTGTTTAGCCTCATTATACTCAAGAACTTTACCTCCTTCAGCATCACCATAAGCATATTTAGTTCCTTCACCTTTTGGTAAATATAAATCATAGTTAGTATAACCAGTTTTACCCATATACTCTTTACCACCTACACACCATTTAAGATACTTATCTTTGATTGGAGCATTTTCACTGAAGTGTTTAACAAAGTCTTCAATAGTGTCAAACTTGTTATCTTGAGCAATAAACCACTCATCAATACCATATGTATGTGCTAAGTTCTTTAAGAAGATCATGATTGATCTATCTCTCTGAATTTTAATACCAGACTTAGTTTCACCATCAGCAAATGCATACTGAGATGCTTTTAATCTACCAATTTGACCAGCATAGCGTCCTTTACTTTCATCATCTTTGTCAATCATAAAACCTTCAAAGTCATCAATAGCAGGAGTTTCTACATTTAACATCAAGTGATAAGCACCATCTATAAATGTAAACTCTTCTAAGTGAATAGAATTAATTTTTAAAACATGATTACCTGGTGTAATTGTTTTAGGCATCCCTGAGCCTGTTCCCAAATCTGTTGTACTTAAAGCCATCTTTTTTTACTTTTAATTATTAAACTTACTTTTTTATTTTACATATACTTCATCCCAAGAAATCTTTAATGGACCTTCAGAGGAATCTGCTATTACTATTTCTTTATTTCTCAAGTGGTCTGGTCTAGCACCACATGTTACTTCATCTTTTGATTTAAAAGATAAAATAGTTTGAGCTCCTTTGCGATGTAAGTAACCAATAGCATCAGCATTTGCACAAATCAAACTTTTTATTTTACCTGTCAAATCTATATTAGCAGCCATAACAAGCTCACCTTTATCATCAACTTGAGCATCTTTTATATGCCCAGAAAGTATAATATGATCAGCTAAGCTATCAACAAAATCTAAAACTTGAAAGAAAGCTTGTCTTAAATACATATAACCTTGACCCATTGGTAAGTTTAAAATAGTGTCTCCTTCAAAATTTTTTCCTAATGGTGTTTGGCGATAAAGTTTTATTGCTAATGGAATCACCATTTCTTCTAATGCTGTTACAGTATCTATAGTAATATACTTGTAAGGCTTATTAGCTTCTCTAATAGCTTTACCTGTATCCAATAACTCCTGTAAACTAGTAATAGGAACTTTCAATGCTTCAATAAAATCTGCACCATGTTCTAAATCTAAGATTAAATTATTCTCAAGACCAGCATAACAAGTAGTTTTACCTGTTTTTGGTTTTGAATAAATAACCAATCTTTTAGGATTAGCTCTCTGAGCCTTTACCTTTGTAGTTGGAAC